AGTCCTGTAGATTGTTCTTTTTGTAAACTCAGAAATTCCAACATACTTGCAGTACCAGAACTTATAGGTTCTGGTTGTAGTTGCACTACAGCTCCGGCAGGATTTCCATTTGTAGGAATAATCTGCTTAGGTACTGGGTTTTGTAAAGCTTGGAAATCTACTACATTAGGATCGGCTAATGTTCTACCGTAGTTACCAAAGTAAACATTCTCAACAAACCCTCTAAGAATTGCTGTAGTTGCTTGTGTCTGTGGGCGAGCCATATCAAGAAGTGATAAACCATAAAACTCATGTGGTATCTCAATAGGATTTAGTATCGCTACCGGAACATAAGCTACATCATCTTCTTCTAGAATTGTATTGCCAGCCTTAATAACATGTTTTAGTTCAGCTATACCATCACCATCTCTGTCAGTTCTAATCCAACACTCAATAATAGTAATACTAATATTCGCTTCGTCTTCATCGTCATCATTACTATCTAACCAGTTTGTAATACCAGCAGCATCCTTTCTAGCAAATGCTTCATAGGACCAAGAGGAATCTCTGACAGTTGCCTCTTCACCAATCTCTTCTAAATCTATATCAAGATCAGACCATGTTCGTCTAATATCAGAACGAGTCATTTCAGTAACAATACCAACAAAAGTTGCATCAGTAATTGATGTAGCAGATCTATTTATAAGAAAAGATTCAGGTGCAATATTATTAAGTTTTACACCAGACTTGTCTACTTTTCTACGAAGCCTTACATCTACATAAGGAAAATAACTAGTGCCGTCTTCATTTACTGTTGGTACATCAGCAATTTGTAAATCTCCGATAATCTCTACACTTGGGTCTGAAAGAATCTGGTCGAGAACGCCTTCTTCTATCGTTTCGTATTCTTCGACAATATAATCATATTTTTCTTCCCAACCCCACGTAAGAGCACTATTGCCAAATACAACTGCTGATTTAAGCCAAGTAGATAATTTTGACCATCCATCAGAATTTGAGTTGAATAGACAATAGTTAACAACATCCGATGCAATTTGTGATGCTTTGACAGCAGCCATTTCATTGCTATACGGAATGAATAATGCCAACTTATTATTGTCTAATAATAGTTTGGTCAATAGTGCAGTATATCCCTCAGCTATCTCTGCCGAGTCTGAGGATACAATTGAGCTTACACCTTGTGGCTTTAAATCGCCTTGGGGTTCTAAACTCATTTCATATACAGCGTTTTCTCTTCGTTTACTGACGTCTGATGATCCAGTATAACCACCCGTAGCATTACGCATATGGCGGTCAATCGACTGGATTAACATGTCGTCATCAACCTTTTCGATTTTCTTTTTCATTCTCACTCTCTGTTAGTTAAATATCGTACCAATCACTTGGTGGTCCGGGATATCCCGGAGACGGTCCAAAGCTAGGTCCAGTTGGAGTTGTTGAACCTGATAAAAAGTCTAAAAGTTTTTTTATAGGATCAGGTCTTTCCTTTTTTTCATATGTATTAATAAGATTACCATGTTCATCTACAGGATTTAGTCTATCCAATAAATATCCATATCCTTTTTTAAAGTCTTCGACCACATCAGGTGGAGTTGTAAATTCTTTGTTCCTAGGAACCACCCCTGCATTTGATACAATCATACCATTTGCATCTAAAGAAAAACCTTTTCTCATTTGATGAGGTGCTGCTGTTGATAAAATATCTCCAGCCAGTCTTCCCATTCTTTCAGATGATGAACCTAGATAAGGATTATAATCCATATATTCTATCATCTTAGGATGTGGATTTTCTGTTCTTCTTGTTTGATCGAGTGCCTCTCGTTCAACAAGTTCGCCTGTAGTAGCGTTTAGATCATAGTTAAAATCTGAAAGAGCATGAGCAACAACATTGGCTAATGGTGCTTGTGCCTCTCCTAAATTAGCTCTATCTGGATTTTTCATAAATGCATCTACTAATGCATCGTGCATTGCACTATTCCTTTTATAATATGGACCTTGATAACCACCTTCATGTTCCCACCATTTAGAATTATCTTCAGGATAAGTAGAACTCATTGGTAATAATGCTCTATTCGTCCAATCACTCCAATAAGGTCTTTTCCCTGTTTCAGCTTCTTTAGCATCCATTTTAGCTTTTAATACTGGGTCAACATAAAGTTGATTCCTAGGACCTCGTTGATCCCAAGACTGCTTCATCATCTGAAGTTCATAGTTTCCGAATGGTCCACCATATCCAGACAGATCTCTAGCTAAATTATCATTATATAATTCTGGATCTTCTAAATAAGCTTCAACTGGATCCATCCAAGAGTTTCTCCATGTTGGACTAGTTCCAAAGTCTTTTCCAAAATAAGTATCCCAATGATGTCCTGCCCATTCATGAGATGGAGTTTTACCTGAGTTATTTAAATATTTATTAACACCTATATCAGTAAGAGCTATTTCAGTAGATTTATTTGTTCTTATATTTCCTTCACGTTGCCAACCTAATACATCAGGATTATAAGAGCCAAATGGACCTTGACCTGATACACCATAAGTACTTAAGTCGCCTTCATATAAACTTAGAGGTCCTGCTGCCAACTGATTCGGTTGTAAACCAAACCAAGGAGCTACTGATTCAGTCCATTGATTCCAAGCTGGTGTTTTATCAGGATCTCTTGTTACTCTAGAACCTAAGTCTACTTGCTTTTCTGGATCAGTCGTTATTAGGTGCATGTTTTCTCCCTACAACCATTTAGTTTCTGGTTGTTCAAATAATGTATTCACCTCTCCCCAACTAAATGATTTGTTGGTTAGAGCATGACCATGTGTTCTATAGACTTCACAAGTAATAGCTAATGACATTACCATGTCATCATAATGACCAGTCGAAGCCTCTGCTTTGCCACTCTCAGTGACAATAAAGTTTCTAAGTTCGTCCAATACCAAATCACAAGGAATCAAGATATCCTCGTCCTCAATCATTCTTCTAAGATTGGATATGATTGGTGGTCTAGTAGCAACTGTTGTTTTGAACCCAAGATGGGTAACATTGTCACCTGCAGTATTAGCAGTTTTCTTTTGTTGATATATGTTCGGATAATTCATTCCGTATATCTGCTGTACAGTAGCCAGACCGACAGCATTGCTTTCAGGACAGATTAAGGCATTGTTATACCATCTACCCAAATAGAACAACAGCTTTCCATATCTAACAGGATCTATTATGTTGTTTCTATATATAGCACAAATCTCTCTATCCTTGTTAAGGACAGTCGCAACTGAATAGTCGCCCCTGACTCCAAGTGCCACGTCAGCACCAATGATATATTTCTGTTCTCTCTCTGGTGCTGCCCAAATTCTTAAACTCCCTTCTTGCCCTTCATCAAAAGAACTAAACGCTTCGTTAAATTCCCTAATAGATTCTGGAGCATAAGGTACATATTTATCAAGAATGTCTTTACTAAAGACAGAAGATCCAGATTGTATAAAAGACTCTTCCGCAGTAAAAGGATATTCTTGTTTAAATGTTGAGCTTGAAGTTTCAGATATTTTAATCCGCCTCCAGTATATTTGCCCATTAGTGAGTGCATACTTTTCCTTTAATTTCTGTTCATCCAGCGTCAATTCAATATTATCTGGAGGACTTAATGTGTATTCGTCTTGTAGATACCAAGGTACAAATAGAGGACTGAATATTCCTTCACCCTTCTCTGCTTTGTTCCATAAGTCATAATAGACTCCCTGAGCACCATGAGATGTACTATTGATAATAATAATACTTCCTTTCTGTAGTGCAATGGATTGGAACATACCTGCAAGAATTCTTTCGCCTTGCAACCAGAACGCAGCCTCATCAGCCAGTAGGCAAGTGTTTGTTGTTCCACGTCCCGGGTTGTCTGCACCTGCAGTCCATACTCGGTATTTACTTCCGTTACTCTTAAAGCCCATTTCTCGGACATTCGATTTATCAAGTATCGGTTGTATCTCTTCTGGAAGTTCAGCCCAGAATGTCTGGGACATGCTAAAGATACTTTCTGTAGTCGGTTTGTCAAGCGATATAATTACCGCTTTGGTATTACCATAGAATAATGCTCTATGAAATATGTAAGCAGAACTGATTGTTGAGAATCCAGCCTGTCTATACTTAGAGATAATCAATCTGATATATCCCGTTTCTTCCATTTGTTTATCAAGTTGTTCAAGAACTAACTTCTGAGCACTATTAACATCTAGTGGTATTAATCCTAGTGAGGCATCTTTCGGATATATCTTTAGGCATTCGCTAAAGAACGCCCTTGGGTTTCCTTTCCAGAACTCCCACCTCTTCCGCTTCTCAAGTTCAACAATCAGCTTGGCGGCTTCTTTTGTGTTTCCCATAGTTTATGATGACCAGTAGGGTCCTTGAGGTCCCATTTTGCCTCGTTGTAATTGATTTACATAGTCATTAAATTCTGATCGTTTTGCTGGTTCTTGACTAGGCTTCCCAAAGGGCTTCCACCACGGGCGAATATAATCCATATCTTTAACATTATTCCAAAGTTTTTCTTCTGATATTCCTCCAAGAGCAGGATTGTGATATGGATTTTGCATATAGTTCATCTGCTCTTGACTTAATTCCGCTAGCTGAATTCCTTCTGGACTTAAAGGTCCACGCATAGATTGATCTGCACCAGTATTTAATAGCTGCAACAATGGATGGCATAGAGAGGTCGATCAGGTGTTACTTTTGATGCACTCGATTCGAATAGTATCCTTCAAAATCCAGATGGCACTTTTGACGTTAGAAGAGCCAATGCAATTCTAGG